CCCCAGTCTTGTATTGGTATCCATCTGCGTTGGCTATGGCCTCCCAGCTTATGTCAATAGACTGTTCTTCAATCAATGATGCGGTAACGACAGGGGTGTCAAGCACAATGAGTGCGGCGGTTGTGAAGCTATACTCCTCGGATTCGGGTGAGTCTACAAAGTCCTCACCATCACCGATAGCCTTAACCCTTATCTTATAGGTAGTGCTGTGTGTAAGACCCGTGAGTTCAGCCTCGGCCACAAGCACTTCTACCCACGCCCCATCGTCAATCTGGTATGAGTAACCTTCTGCGTCGGCATCCTCATTCCATGTTATGGTTACTGTATTTGGTGTCATCGCGGAAGTGGCGAACCCTTCTGGTGCGGAGAGAACCATTGGGCTATCAAGTGCTATCAGCAACGCATCTTCGTCAACGGCAAGTGTGTTCCCGGTAAGTTCCTTGTAGAGTGATTGCAGTTCATGAAGATAGGGTACGGGGATACACGTATCGGCGTTGGCGTACCAGAACCATTGTGCTCCTATCAGCTTCACCTTGATGAAGTTTATGGTGTCATTAACATAAACACCATTGGAGAGGGTAAATCCAGATGATGTCAATACGGATGCTGAAACGGGAATACCCGTAAGTTCGTCAAATGAATATTGAAAAGTGTTGTCTGTGTCATTATAGTTAATGCCACCCACTCCAACACTCTCAACTTTCACTAGGGCAATGTCATCGGACCCTTCGCTTTGACCATATAAGACTTGCCCGATTTTAATTCTTGTTGAGTCCATAAATTATTTTTTTAAATTGTTATTATTTGAGGGTTTAACCTCGTTATCTGGTTCTTGTATTTTAGTTTTTTCTTTTTCATAAGCGGCTTTTCGTGCGTCATCGGCTTCAAGTCGTTGTTTCTCTTGCGGGTTTGCCAGTGAGTGTTCTTCCACGGATGTTTCACGTGAGAGAACTCCTGCGCGATAAGAGTCTGTAATGATTTGCGATTCCTCATACAGGTTTTGCGGTATACACGGCGTGAACTGGTACGAAAACCTTAAATCAACATAGTCTGTTACCGCATTTTCCACAATGCCAACCGCTGTGGCGAACAGGGAGAACAGCCGCTTCATCTGCTGGTCTATGCGTGGATAGAAGTTTGTAGCCCATTGTATTTCAGGGAAGCATAGCATACGCAGATACGCACCGCTATCATTTTGCCCTTTCAAGTCCTCATGGTGTATGAATACCGTTTTTGTGGAATCAAGAAGCATACGCATGAGTTTCCCGAAGGCGGTTTCGAGCATGGCGCTTGCGTTTGGCGGTTCCAGAATCTTGGCATCTCCCTGCTCATTGTCGGATGCGAAAACACGCCCTTGAAAGTCTGTGGATGGCAGCGCTATGGCTCCACCCTTTAAGAATATGTACGGGTTGAAGAAGAAGCGACCACTCTCCAACAAGTCCGATACAAGCAAGTCTAACTTGTCGCATATATCCTGTGCAATACCCCACGGGACATCCTTTTCACGGAAATACACAAACGGTGCTGTTGAGAAGTTGTGAGGAGTGGACGATACCAGTGTGTAGTCATCCTCGGATTTTATGGCCGTTGGTTTCATGCCTATTTTACCCCTAATGTCATCTTCGTCTGCATTTATCCACAACTCCACTACATTATGCTTATACAACTCCACGGCATTGTGCCCGTTTATCTGGAACATGCGTACACCAACACGTTTTCTTACGCCATCGACAAGTTCGTATGTCTCGGTAACATTATCGCCATTCTCGAACCCAAACACCTTATAGTTTATGTTCTTGTCCTCATCAATATATATGGCGATAGCAGCATCTCCCGTACCAAACAGGTGGTGTCCCATCTGCGACAGGCATGAAGTCATATTCGCCGAGTTCCACCACGTCTTGAATGTCGCCATCTTCTCAGACTTCTCATCCCCGGATTCATTGCCAAACCATAGCGGATTGCCGAAGCAGTATCCCGTCTTGTTGTCCCTTATTGACGATTGTATGGGCAGCCCGATACGCTCAACATCCTCATATCCCTTCAGTATATACTCACCGGTGGATTCTTTGAGTTTGTACTTGGGACGCAGTGATCGTATCCTCGTTGAGAATATCTCGTGTGACATGGGAGATAGTTCCTGCATGAACGCTGTTTGGTTTAGGACTATCTTGTTTGAATTATTGAGACGCATCTGGTCGTTGGTTATAAATGCGTCTGTTACAGTGGTCGGCTTTATCTCTGAATTCTTGGTATAGATGTTTCTTGACCACAATGGCTTTTTCGTATAATCAGAAATTTTCATTATTTTACCGTATTTTTAGCAAAAATAAGCCAAAAAACACGAAAAAAACCATAAAAATAAGAAAAATATGCACATTATTGTTCTACATGCCCGGCAGGTCGAAGTCCCATACAAGGCGGTAGTCGCTTGCTCCGTAGACACGTGCCTTCTGCTTCCTTGGTCTTGCGTCAAGGTCGAACACCATACGGTAGGCCATGGCGTCAATGTAGTCTGGTGACAACTTGTAGGATGTCTTGAACTCATCCTTGTTGCGGTAATATATTTTCCCGTTCCTGTCAATACGTCTAAACACATTACGCTCCTCTACAAGTATGTCAAGAAGCGTTGTTTGTATCCTTTTTGGTCCGTGAGGGAATCTCATGAATTTATCAATCCTGCACGAAATCTCACCCTTGACAAGTGCGGCTTCAAGCTTACCAAGCAACTGACTCCTATGGGTGTAGTATGCCTCCATTACGGATTTATTGCCAGCCTCATCGTATTCAATAATAGGTCTTGTATTTGATATGATTGGTACGCCCTGCTTGAATCTGCGCATGAAGAATCCTGATCCAGAGGCATCGAATGAGAAGTTCTCCACGGGAACCTTGTATTTCGTCAGCATGGCCGCAGCCCACATCTCTATCTCATCGGGTTCCCTTCTATCCGAAGTCTCTATGGCTATCAGCGTATGTCCTTCCCATATCATCATAACGCACACGTCACCGCCTGCCGCAACGTCCATGGATGCGTATCTATCGGTAGACCTGTCTGCCGGTATGACGAATATGTCGGCAATGCTTTGCTGGCTGATGCGCACGTCTTCCTTTTCTATTGGACCGAAATAAGCGTGTTTAATCTTTAGACGCTCTGTTTCACCGACATTATACAGATTGGCAATGCTGCCACCGCCTGTCTGGTGCGCCAATATCCTGTTATCAGCACCATGTCCTGAGAACACGGTGAACGATTTTACAAGGTCATGTGCGGTAATACCTATGGCTTCTTCTTCGGGTGTGGGTTGTAGTTTGCATCTTCTGACAAGTTCATCCCTCGTATCGGCAAACTCAACAGCCTCCACCGTGTCACCCTTAACATAAAAATAGCGTATCTTTCCAAGCGTCTCAGGTATCAGATACCAGTCTGGACCTATATAGCCACCTTGTTTGAGAAACGATGTGGTCCAGTGTTCGTGTAGTGCGTTGAATGAGCATACGGTAGTCGGTCTTACTCCTGATGCGTCCCTGTTTCTTGAAAAGAAGTAGGCGAATGTCCTAAACTCTTCTATCTCTGTAACCTCATCCCAGTATGCGTAGGAACACTGATTTTTCTTGGCGTAGTCCTGAAACTCCTTCCACTCGCTTTCATTTTTCGTGTTATAGTTCATGTGCATCATCTGTATGGAACTATTCCACTGAGGAAACGCTGCGGTAGGGTAGTCGGCGCCAGACACCTCGCAACCGGCAAACCCGTCAAAAACCACCTTGAAGTCACGAAGCAGCGAACCACCCTTCTTGCTATCCTGTAAGCGTTTTGATATGAGTTTGGCCGTATAGTTTGGTTTGTCTATGCCATTAAGTGCTTTTAGGTAGCCTGAAAAGGTGTTGTGGGTTACGATGTAGTTATCTGTAATATATAACCTATTAGGATTGCTAACACGTATACAGCGGCACTTTTCTTTACCAATATGCTCTATCCCAATAATTTCCCTTGAAAGTTCGGTTTGACCTCTTCGATATTGAGAAACGCATCTCTCTTTTTTCTTTGGAAGAGTGACATAATTATCTGCGTTTTTCAAGTTGATATTCAGATAATAG